CGGTCGGGGTCAGGGGTTTGCCGTTCGGCCGAGCGTGTGCGAGGTGGATCCGGTTGTAGGTCGCCTCGAGGTTCACCACCCGATTGCCGGTGTGGCCGAAGTCGAGGTGCGCCGAGGCCCCCCCGATCGGCGCCGCCTCTTCGTAGTTCGCTCCCGTCTGCCCTGACACCTTCGGCGGCCACGGGAACCGCACCCCGGACAGCCCCTCGGTATCGACCAGCCAAGCCTCGTCGCCGGTCTTGTATCGCTTATAAAATTTGGGGTCCGGCATAGCCTACTGACCTCCCGCCGGCGCCGGTGCTGGCGTCCCGGCCGCACCGCCGGCGAGCCCTTCCTCGATCACCTCCTCTTGCAGGTCGGTGACGATGTTTCCAAGCTCGCGGGTGCCCACCTTCAAATCGATTTTCAGAGGGCGTTTCAATTGCTGCGCGTAGAACTGAGCCTGGCGGGCGAGCATCATGTCGACAAGCTGCGTCACCGTGTCCTGCGCCCGGGTGCCTTTCTCCACGTCGCCGGTGGCGATCATGTAGCCCGCCGCGGCCTGACGTCGGAACACAGATTCGAGGGCCTTGCGGTATCGCTGTTCGCCAGCTTCGCCGGCGCCGAACCCCCGGGTTTGCTTCATCAATTCGAGGGCCTTGACCTGCGTCCGCCACGCCTCGCGGACCTGCGGCGCGTCGCCCTGCGTCGCCGCGAAATCGATCGCTTGGTGCATCTGCTGAAGCGACATCTCCGAGGCGTCGCCGAGCAACGCGGATCGTAGTTCGCCACCGCCGCCGCCGAGCACCGAGGCGGTTTTGTTCACACCAGAGGCGATCGTCCCCAACGCGGACGCGATCTGCTTCAGTAGTTCGAACAACTCCTGCGCGCCGGCTATGATGTCCTCCATCGTGACGTCGGCCATTGCCTCCTGAATCTGCCCGCCAAGCTCGATCATGTGCGTAGCCAGTTCGAGCACGCCCTCGGTTGCACCGGCGATCACCCCTCCGAATTTGCGCCCCTTCGCCGCCCAGCCGTCCACCGACTTGGTGCCTTGACCGGTGAGGTCGAACCACCGGCCGAACACACTTTCGATCGCCTGTTTCAGTCGGTTCCACGGTTCCTGTAGTCCGGCGAGAGCGGAGTCGTAACCCTCCTTAACTCCTTTGAAAAACGCCTTCGCTTTCCCTATTACACCGGTCATCATTTCGAGGAACTTCGCCACCCCCTTGTTGCGGTCCTCGCCGAGCTTCTTCAAGGTGTCCTCTGCGAGCGCGCCGGTCCGCAATAGCTCGATCACTCCCTGCATTCCGAGCTTCGCCTTGTCCGCCATTGAATCCCAGGATTCCCCCAACCCGCCGAGGTTCTTTTGTAGCGTTCGAATGATGCCGCCGGCGCCGAGGCCGAGGGCCGAGATCGCCAGCACCAACGGGCCCGCGAGTAGCAGCACCTTGCCGATCGTGATCGCCAACCCGGTGAACGAAATCCCGAGCAGGTTCATGATGCCGTGGAGGATGAGGAACCCGCCGGCGATCGCGGACACGACACCGACGATCCCCACGAAACCGATCACCGCTTTCTGCACAGGCTCGGGTAGACCCTGCCAAGCTTTGATGAACTTGTTCAGCATCTCGGTGACGAACCCGACGACAGGTCCGAGCAACTTGGTGAGCGGCTTGCCGACCACGACCTGAATCGTTTCGAGTGTCCCGCGGAGGAGAGTTTTCTGGCCGGCGTAGGTTTCGAGCAGCTTCTTCTTGAACGCGACCGCGGTGCCCCCGGCGTTCTCCATTTCCTCGCGGAGAGCGGCGATCGCCTCGCGTCCTTCGAGGGTGACCTTGGTCCCGTGGATCATCCGGGTATAGGTTGCCTTCTGGATCGCGTTGAACGCGAACAACCCGCGAGCGCCGAAGGACTGCACCACAATCCGGTTTCGTTCCTCGTCGGTCCACGTCTTTGTTTTCTCGGCGAGGTCGAGCATGATGTCGACCGCGGATCGCATCTGCCGCTCCTCGCCCTCGAACACCTCGATGCCCTTCTTTTGGAGAGCTTGTTGCGCTCCCTGGTGGGCACCGAGCCGGCGTAGCGAAGCTCGGTAGGCGGTCGCCGCCACCGAGGCGTCGATGTTCCTGTTTCTGATCAGACCCATCGTGATCAGGACGTCGTCCATCTTCTGATCGAACGTCGCACCGGCGGCCGCCGCCTTGGACAGACCGACCGCAAAGTCACGCGCTTGGAAGTTCGTCAGCTGCGTGATCCTTAGCAGCTTGTCGGTGACCACCCGGGCCTTTTCCGCCCCCATCCCGTAGGCGTTCAGAGAGCCCACCACAGCCTGCGCCGATTCGGACACGGTCATTTGCCCCAACGACCCAGCCGCGAGGTTCAGGACGTGATCCAGGGACGTGATAGCGTCGGCGGAAACCTGCCCCGCGGTCGCCAAGTCCTGCAACCCTTGGATCGCCTCGACCGGCGAGAACTGCGTTTTGATACCGGCTTGGATCGCGGCGTCCTCGAGCTGCCTCATCTCGTCGGCGGTGGCCCGGGTGACGGCACCGACGGCCGCGAGTCCGAGCCCGAACTCGCCCGCGATCTCGGTGGTCCTGCCTAGGGCGTCGATCAGCCCGCGGCCGACACTGAGGAAACCGCCCCCGACCGCCATGGTCGAGAACGATTTTGCCATCATGTTATGAGCTTTGGCCGTCGCCGCCCCGGCCCCCATCGCAGTCTTTTGGGCCGCGGCCGATTGTCCTTGGAGAGCGCGGAGGCCGGCGCCGACCTTGGCGAAAACCGGAGTCGCAAGGTCGCGGCCGATTACGTCGAAGAAAGTCTTGAACGAGCTAGCCACCTACCGACCTCCGAACATCTTGGCGATCGATTTCACCACGTACTCGAACGGTCGCACGGACAGGTCAGCCTCGGCCTCCCGCCGGTCGGCGAGCACGTCGAGGATTACGAAACTCTCCCGCGTTGAAAGCTCGCCCGCCTCGGCGTAGCTCATGATCCCGCCACCGCCGAGCGGCGAGGTGTAGGACAGTTCCAGCTGCAACTTTGCGACCTCCATCTCGTCGAACAACTCGAACAGAGGCTCGGCGCCGACGACGGTCGCTAGGGCCCGGGTCCAGCTGACCCGGATCGCTTCGTTCACACCCCAGATCGCGCTGCGGCCAGCCTCTCCTTCCGCCGATTCCGCATCCCCTCTTGCGGCCGCCAGAACGACACGTCGAAAGGGACCGCGGCCTGGAATTCGTGACCCTCGGGACACACCGCCTCGATCGCAATGTCGACGCCTCCCTCGACCGCGTCCATTGCATCCTCGAGCACCTCGTACTCGGCCACGGTCAGATCACCGAGCCACCGGTGCACGTCGTTCGCGTGCACGTCCTCCACCTCGGTGATCCGTAGCCGGGCCTGAGCGATCGCCGCGTCCTCGACCCGGTCGCCCCGAGAGACTTCTTCCAGCTGGGCCTCCATGCGCCCGTCGGATAGCAGGAAGCTCACCATCTTGCCGTCGACGGTGCACACGAACGGCTGCTCTTTCCGCACCGACTCGATCGCCTCCTCCGGCATCGGATACCACAGAAGATCGCCGTTCGGGATCGCGCGCAGGTCGAGCACCTTCGGGAACGACGGACGCGACGCGGGACACCGCGGACACTTCAGGTCCAGCTTGTACTTGTGCCCCTCTGGGAACGACGCGATCCGCAAGAGGATCGCAGCTTGTAGCCGGTCGCCGGACAACGCCTTCGACCAGTCTGGTTTGCCGTCCTCGTCGAGAATGTTCGTCGGCCCGGGGTCGACTACCTGCTCGGTGCAAGCGTTCAGCATCTCGGTGAGCGCGACCGCGTGCCCCTTTTCCTCCAGGGTTTTGCGGAACGCTGCAAGCTCGCGGTTTTTGGTGCCGCGGAACTCGACGACGAGCCCGCTGGCAAGTGTGCCTTGGGTCATGGGTTACCTCCCTCTGCCGATTGCCCCTCGTTGGGAGTTGGTGGACGTTGGTTAGACGGGTAGCCGCTGGAAATACTGCCCCCGCATTTCGAGCAGTTCCCGTCGCTTGTCGTTCTCCTTTTTGTCGAACTTCGTCATCTCGTAATCGATACCCCAGGCTTTGAAAACCCGGACGATTTCGAGGTCGGATCCGTCGCGGTCCAGCTGCACGAAGTCGATGTCCTGATACAGGTTCGGCTCCGTCTCTCCGAGGCCGGTCGCCACGTCGACCGTCTGCTTGAAGAGATTGTAGAGATCCACCAACTCGGACAACGGTCCCTCGATGGTGAACGGCTGCATTTTCGCCTGACCGGGAAGGTCCTCGAGCACGGCGCCGTGCGGCACCGGAACCTCGACCCCGCTCACGGTCATTTTGAACGGGCCGACATTCCAGAAGTGTCCGGCGGTCACGCCCGCGATCTCCGCCCGGAAGCGGAATGCGTCGTAATAGGTCCTCGGCTTCGCCATGGTTGGTTGCCTCCTCTTTTACGCTACGGCAGCGCCGGGCGCGAGACTTCGATCTCGATGAACTTCGCGTCGTAGGCCCACCCGAGCCCGATCCGCGCTCGGAACTCCCCGAGCGCCCGAACCTCGGACGGGTTCAGCTCGTCGGACGTGTCGACGTAGAACAGCGGCGCGTCCTCTTCGAGGTACGCGATCGCCCCGTCGTCGTTCGTCTCCCAGGCGTCCTCGGGAACCTCTGCGTTGACCCACTTCTCCGCGTTGCGAGCAGCCTCGCGTCGCATCGTCGTGGTGTTCTTCACGTGCTTGTAAACGATCCACGCAGCCTTGATCGATTCGACGATGTGAATCGATGCGCGGGTATGCCACTGCCGCGGCCAGTCGCCGGTGGTCTTGCAGTTGTCGCCGCCGTCGAAATGGTACGGGGTCCCCTCGAACTTCACGATCGGCTCGACGTTCACGTCTGCCAGCCGGTCGCGCTTGCCGGCGTCCATGACCTCGTCGAAGAACTGCAACCCCACGACCATCGGCAGGATCCCCTGGTCGTTGTCCAGGCCCGCCGCCGAGGTGTATAGGCCGTCGGGGTGTTGGCGGTCGTTGCCGATGAACCTCGCCATCTTCAACATGCTCGGCTCGACGTACAGCAAGCTGTCGTCGTCGGCGTCGACGTACTGATTCGAGGGGGTGTAGATCGCGGCGTCCGGGTTGGCGATCGCCGGCCACGGCCAGCACGGCGGCGCCGCGAACTCGGTGAGCCCGAACGTGTTCGACTGCGCCCACGTGACCATGAGGTCGGCGGTGTTTACGGAGTCGTTCGGAGAGTCCGGCGTCGGGTGCAACCCGTAGCAGTCATTCCCCCTCGACTCGGTGTAGGTGTTGATCGCCGCGTGGACCGCCGTGCTCGCCCGGTACGGGATCGCGTACAGCCTGAGGGTTTCGAGGGTGTCGAACGAGTAGAGCCCCGTTGCGCCGGCCGAGCTTCCGATGAAGTCGTTATCGTCCAGCGAGGTGAGGCCGTCGTCGCCTCCGGCGAGAGGACCGGTCGTCCCGCTCGCGGGCTTGGCGTCCGACCATGGCGCACCGACTCCCTGATCGGTGACCGCGATCAGGTCCGACCCGATCCCGGCCGCGTTGATCACCGTCTCGACGTAGCGCAAAGCCGAGGTGTCCATCGTGACGTTCTTGAACACCTCCTGCGCGACGCTGTCCTTCATCACCGACAGGTCGAAGTAATCGGCGTTGCCGTTGCTCGCGGTGGCGATCAGGATCTCCAAATCGTGCGCATAGGTGCCGGGGGTTTTGCCGTCGACCTTGAGGGTGTTCTGCGCCGCGGCGTCCGAGCCGGAGTGCAGCACGTTGTCGATCCCGAGGATGGTTGACAGATCCGGCGACCCGGCGCCGATCTGCAAGGTCGCGGTGGCGCCGGTTGCCACGGTGGCGATCGTGATCGTGTCGTCCCCGTTCACGGTCACAGCGACGTTGCCGTCAGCGGCCTCGATGATCGTCTCCAACTCGGCCGGGGTGGCGGCCGATGCGTCGACGACGTTGCCCGTTCCGCTGTGCACCGCCGGTGCCAACCCCAGCAGCACGGCGAGGTCGGGGGCCCCCGCGGCGAAGGTCAGCGTGGCGCCGGAACCGTGCTGATCGGTTTCGACGGTCAGCTGCCCGCCAACGTCCTTCGCGGCACCGCCGAGCAGCTGTCCGTTGATCAGGTTTATCATGTCCAGCAACGACACCTCGCCGCCGGCCGCGGTGATCGTCTGCGGCCCGTTGCCGTCGCCGGTGTCGATCGTCATGTTCTCGCCACCGGCTAGTGGGGCGATCGGGAACACGACGAAGCTCGAGAACGCGGCCGGGGCGTAGGTAATCTGCGCGCTGTTCGGACCGCCGAGGTTGGTCGTGATGTCCATGTCCGGCGCCGCGGGAAGCAGGTTCCATGGCCCGGCGATCGTACCGTCGACCGACGCGGCAGACGCGAACGCCCCTGCGGTGTCGAGCATGAGCGTCGCCGCGACCGCGGTGAAGCTGTTCGGGTCGGTGATGTCGGTGTAGTGACAGGTCCGCGTCACGTAAAGCTCGGCGCCGGGTGCGAGGGCGTAGAACGCCTCCATGAGGTGGGCCAGCGTGCCCTCCTCGGTGATGCCGCCGAATGTCCGTTTGAAAGATTCCGCCGAGGTGACCGCGGTCCGCTGCCCGACCGGGCCCCGCTCGGTAATCGCCACCACCCCGCCTTGACTCGTCGGCAGGCCGGTAACGTTGCGCGTACCCTGCCGGAATTTCGAAGTGACTCTTGATCGTCCGGTTGCCATGCTCTCCTCCGTTGCCCGTCAGGGGGCCGCTTTCTTCGACCCTAGCAGGAACCAAGCCCCCGCGTCTAGTCTTTGATCTCTATAGCGATAGCCCCTCGTCCTCGACCTTTGGTGAATCAGGATCGGACACCGTCCACCCGCGCTCGATGATAGCAAGCTCCGCGCCGGAGATGTCGATCCCCTTGATCATCGCCGTGCACCTGAAGTTCGTGAGCCCGTCGAGGTTCGGCCCGATGTCGAAAACGGGGTGTCCGTCGGGGGGCATATCAAGCTCCCATTGCCAGGGCTCTCCGTTCACCTCGAGCGTGACCCACGGCAGATCGTGGAACATCTGCACAACCGCCGTCGAGAGGTTCAGTAGCTCGGCCGGGTGTTCGGCGTTCGACCACACGTCCAGCACGAACTCGAAAATCACGCACCGCTCGCGCTGGTTTCGGATGTACTGGTCAGCCTCGGTGGGGTGGTCCTCCGGGGTGGCCTCTTGGATCCACCGGTCGCGGTCCTCCTCCCACGTCGGCCCCTGCAACCGCACCAACGGCAGCCCCTTCGCTTGCAGGTATTCGAGCAAGTCCTCCGGGGTCGAGTCATAATCCCGGTGCATGGTCCACCAAGTATTTCGGTGGATATGGCGCCGGAGCATCTCGATAAACTCGCGGATTACCTGCTCGGCTTGGCCCGTCTGTTGGAGATCCACCCGGCGGAACTCGTACCCGCCGGCGAGCGTCGCCTCCTCGCCCACGATCGGATCGCCGTTGTCGTCGAGGTTCACCACCCGCAGATCGACCGCGGCCGGGAGCGCGTCGACCACTTTCTGCTCGCCGTCCACCGTCTGCTTAGTCTGGTAGTCGCCGGTGTAGGTCGGAGCTTTCGCGTGGATCAGAGAGTCGGTGACGGTGGCGGCGAACGGCGCCCGGTCGTCCCCGAAGTAGACCGCCACCGTTTGCTGCTCCTCGCCGCCGAGGTATCCGTCCGGCGGGGTCGGCACCGTGCGGAAGTTCGTGCCCGCGATCTCAATCACTTCGCCGCCGCGGGTCAGCCCGCCGTCCGGCGTGGCGCTGCTCACTGTCGGTGTCGCCATGCTAGAAGCCTCCCGTCGATAGCACCCGCTGGATCTCTCGGTCGAAGCGTTCGTCCGCCTCCTCGCGCCACAACTCATAGCCCGGTCGCAGGAACGGACGCGCCGGGACCTCGCGGCGCAGGATCTGCCCCTCGCGCCACGGCACTCTGAGGATCCCCATGTGCACCAAGAATTTCGAGAACTTGTGCATTTTTCGAGTGACGCGGACGGTGTACTTTCCGGTCCCGTACTCATGGACCCGAGCGAGGTCGACCATGTCCTTTCCGCCGCGGTTGCCCCGCGTGCCGCGGTGGACTCCGACGGTGTACGCCATGCCGTCCTGACCTGCGTCCTGTACGTTGATCGAAGCGAGCAGGTCCCCGGAATCGATCAGGGCCTTGGAGGATCCGGTCCCCAACCGCCCGCGCCGCTTGCCGGAGTCGCCCCCCTTGCCGAGCCGGCGCAGCTGCATCGTCATAGCGGACAACGGGCGGATCTGGTTCCCGCCCGGGGCTTGCATCTTCAACCCCTCAACCATGGTTCGTCTGCACAAATTGGCTTCACGTTCGACCGCCCGCCGGACGCCGTTCTTTACCTTCAGCTTCCATCGTTGGAGAGCCATCGCGCCGGCCAGTAGACCGCGCGGCCTGATCATGATCTGCGTCACGCCGGCCCCTTGTCCGGTCGGGCGCAGTGCAGGTAGAACAGGTTGAACCTCGGCCGCCGGAGGCTGAGCCCGTGGCCCGACCGCTCGACCCGTTCGACGAACACCGGATCGTCGACCGAGAACTCCTCCTCGATTTCGCCCTCGCGGTTGCGGATCCGAACGATCCGATCGCCGCGTTTCAGCATCGGCGTTCCGTCCCCCCTGACCAGCCCCGCGGCGACCACGTTGCGCCGGTCCAACGTCAGCACAAGCTCGACGACAGTCTGCCCGCCGGCGGCGTTCAAACTGATCTGGCCCCAGTTCCCCCGGTCAACCTGGCAGGGGAGGGTCACCAGCGGGTGCTCACGCCTCGCGCTTTGCCCTTCCTGCGTGTTGCCGGGTACCCGCCGCAACCCTCCGAAAACGTCGTCGTAGGGGTCCTCTGCGAGCGTCTCAGGGAAGTCTAGGATCGCGTTCGCCGCCCCGCCGGTGATCTCTATGCTGCCCCCCTCCACCGTGTTGGTGCTAACGATCACCGCCCCGGACTCGGTGACGTAGGCGGTGCCCCCGGTCAGCCCCCCGGCGATGATCGCAGCTGCAACCTCGTCGGCGGTGGCGTTCGACGGGGCGGCCATGCCGGCGACCGCGATCGTGACAGTCTGAGCCCCGCCGTCCACCTCAAGCTCGAGGTCGACGTCGCCCCCGGAGAAGTCGAAGGGTGCGGTGGCGTCCGACGCGACCGACGCCGCCGCGGAGAGGGACGACGCGAGGCGCCGGATCTCGACCGTGAACCGCTCGATCAGCCAGGATGCCACCATTAGATCGCCTCCACTCCGAACGTCAGCCGGAACCCTTCGAGTACCTCATGGACAGCGGGATCGATAGCGAACGACCCGCCCGCCGCGGTGGCCGATCCCGACTCGAAATACTCGACCTCTTGGTCCCTGGTCTTGAGCCGTTTCAACCGGGACGACGCCACCGCCTCCTCTGCCTCGGCGGACGCCATGCCGGCCGCACGGTCGACCACCAACTTGCGAGCGGCCCACCGGATCAGGTCCGGCGTCTCACCGTACTCGATCGGGGTCTGCGAGTCGGTGTCGGTGTCGCCGGCGACGGCGCCCAGCGGTAGCTCGGTGTAGCCCCAGATCCCCACCACCTCGATATTCTGTGTCCCCTTTTCGAAGTAGCTCCACGTGACCCGCCGCTCTCCTTCGTCGTCATAGAGGATGTCGTCCGAAATCATGATCTTCGGTGACGCCCGGTCGTCGATCTGCTCGGCGCGAAGGTGGCGGTTGTAGACCACCAGCGAAGTCCGCGGGACCTCGGTTCCGTCGACGTACACTCCGATCAGAGCGATGAGGGGCACGTCGCCGAGGAGCAGCATGTCGCCCCGGCCGACACCGTCGAACCGTTTCCGAGCGAACCGCGGCGTGAAGTACCTGCGAGTGTACCGATCGATATAGGCGTTCGCCGCGGTGATCGCGCGCTCGACTGCGTCGCTGTCCGCGTCGTCCGGCGTCAACCCCTCGGCCCGGATCTCACCGAGAGAGCAGTAGCCGTCGAGGTCGATCTCTGCGATGGTCTGCGGCGAGCCGTTGTCGTTCCCGTCGGCGTCGTAGAACTGGACCCGGTACAGGTACGAGCGATGTCCGCGGGGGTCAGCGTACACGTACCGCTCGACCTCGGTCACCAACGGGATCCGCGTGGTCGACCGGCTGATCTCCGTCCAGCTTGTGCCGTTGTCGGTGCTGCGCTCGATGCGTTGTTCGGTGTACCCGGCGTCGTAGATCGTGGTGAGGTTCTCGACCTCCCACGCCAGCCTGAGCGGGGTCACCACCGCCTCGCCTTGGATCGGCTCTGCCTTCTCCCCTTCGGCGAGGGTGTCGGTGTTGAACAACGCAACGCAGTACCAATAGGTCAGGTCGCCCGCGGTGTCGTCGTATAGGTAGCTCTCCTGCCCCTCGACGAGAGGGATCCGCGTCGCCGGCGTCGTGATCTCCGTCCACGCCCCGCCGGGCCCGGTGGTGGACCGGTACACCTTCTGCGTGTTGTAGAGAGTCAGCATGTTTTCTAGCTCTGGGACTTCCCACCGGAGCTTGATTACGGTCGCCATCGGGTCACCTCACCTTTGTCATGCGGGGCCGCAGGGGCACCGGCCGCCGCGGCGCCTTCGGTCGCGGCGCCTTGCCGCTCTGCATCTCGACCGATCCTACCACAGCTGCGCTCGAAGCTTTGGGGCGCAGCTGCTTCGCGGACGTGGGCTCGGGTTCAGCGGGCGCCGACGCGGACTGCATACGGACCACCGCCGATCCGACCGACACCACCGCCGGGCGTAGCCGGGCAGAAGCAGAGGCCAGCTGCGGCGCAGGACAGGACGCAGCTCTCATCGCCGCCGCGAGGTCCGCCCGCAACCTCTGAACCCGCGGCCTCGGCTCGATTGCATGCCGTACCGCCGGGATCAAGTCGCGGACCCGGGTCATCACCGGGGGCAGTCCTTCCAGTTGCGCGCCGAAGCCGAGCGGCACACGCCAGAACGTGACCGCCCGGACCCGGTTCGCCAGCCCGCCACCGATCACTCTGAGCCGGCGGGCGTTAAGCATCGGGCACCTTCACGAATCCGGTTTGCGAGGTCCACGTGAAAGATCCCTTGGTCGCCACCACCTCGAGCATATAGGGCACGTGTGGATCGAAGTCCCCGCTAGGCTCGACGAACTCGAACACACCCTGCGGCGACATCGCCGCGGCGAGCTTGATCCCGAGGTCCTTCTTCTCGGTGCCGTCCGGTTCGTAGACTTTCGCCGCCACCTGATCGAGGTCGGTCCGCGGTTGGCCCTCGTCCTCGAACCAGACCGCGAACCGACAGTTCGTGGCGTTGTCAGAGAGCGAGGCGTCGACCTTGGTGAAGGTCCGGCGGACGACGTGCTCACCGGCCCACACGTCCTTGCTGAAATCGATCAGAACCTCGACCAACCAAAGCCCCACGTCGCTCGGGGTGTAGGTCACCGCGTACTCGCCTGACGTCCCGTCCTCGGTGATCGTCACCGGGTACCCGGATTGCTCGACGCCGTCGTGCCACACCGTCACGGAGAGGTCGCCGCCACCGACTGTCAGCCCCGACCGCTTGGTGTATCCGTCGGTTTCGTAGGCCGGGAATTGGTCGACGACCCCGGCCCCGTATGCGACGCTCAGGCTCACGACTCAGCCCCCGTATCGGGTGACCGGGCAGCTGACCTTGTGGTAGGCCGGGTGCGCCCGGAACAGCCGGCGTAGGTCGCCGGGTGAAGTGTTCGGCGGGTCGATGCTATCGGACCCCGGCGCCGCGGCGTTACGGAGGACCACCGCAGCTGCCTCAGAGCAGAACAGCCGCTTGGCAGAGTGTGACGCGCCGTCGATCGACATGCCGAACAGTCGACGCACCACCAGACGCACCAGACCGCTCAAGAGTCCCCGCCAATCGTAGCCCGCCCCAATCCATCGGCGCATGCCAGCGAGCCCGTGGAGGAGGTCCTCGTCGCACCTCCAACACTCGAGGTAATCGACCCGGGTCAGCCGGGAGGGCGGGATCAATTGCACGCCGTTCTCGTTGATCTCGACAGCGAACCAACCCCACACGTCGGACCGGTAGAGCAAGAAGGTGTGATTGACCCTCGACCGCGAGGCCCACCGGATGATCCGCCCGTACCACGCATCGGAGGCGGACAGGCAGATCAGGACTTTCGGATCGTCGATCACTAGCTCGGCTCCGTATAAACCGCGATGTCCGGGTAGCGGACCTTGACCGCCTCGGCGTCGGCCCCGCCTTCCTGCTTGAAGGGTTGGTGGTCCTCGATCTTAAGCACCATCTTGGTGAGCCGGCCGGGGCCCGGCGTCGACCACAGGACGAGGGGCTCTTGGAACTCGTAGGAGTGCGCCCAGATCGGCGAGGTGTAGTCGCCGTTGCCGGTGACGTCGAGCACCTCGAAATCGGGACACCGGTCGATGAAGTCAGCCTTGCTTGCGTAGACCGTCTCGCCCACCTTCAACTCGCCGGCCCAATACTCCACGATCAACGCGGCGTGGAGTTTTGCGTGCGCGCTGTACCTGATCCGCACCGAATGGATCGCGTAGGCTTTCCCCTCGGGAGGCTCAAGCTCGAACGTGCTATCGTAGTCGTTCGGCGGATCGACCCAGCCCCCCTCCGGCTTGCGTTGCCACGTGTCCGGGTCGGTGAATTCGTGCGTCGGGATCGATTCCCAGCTGTCGGCCTCGGCCGGCAGATCGCTGAGTTGCTTAGACATATGTTGCCTCCCAATCGAAGGATACCACGGACAAACCGCCGTTGCGGCCGCGGGCTTGGATTACGAAATCGAACGACGTCGGCGTAATTGCCCGGATCGAGAGGTCGGCGGCGCCGTCGAAGGAATGCGCGCCGATTGCTACCGTCGGCACACCGCTGAACGGCGAGTGAAACCGGACCCGCTGGCGATGCCGATGCCATCGCCGCCCCTGCCGGATCGTTAGCTCGAAGTATTCCGAACCGGCGTCCCGCTCGAACTTGACCGGCAGGTCGATCGCCCCGTCGATCAACCCGTCAAGCTGCGTCTGCTCTCCGGCGGTGAGGTCGCCTGACCACGACGTCCTGATCCAGTGCTCGACGGGGTCGTAGCTATGGTCGGTCATGGTCGCGCCGAACCCTGCCGCGGCGATGTCGTGCTCGAACTTGGCGAGGTCCAGTTCGCCGCTCAGGTTTTCCTTCAGATATTCCGCCATGCTACACCTCGATCCGCACCGACAAAAGCGCGCTGTTCATGTTGCCGACGAGCCCGTTGTGGTTTAGCTGAAGCTCGATGTAATCGCCGGCGTTGAGGTCCAACGGGAACCCGGGGTGCGAGATGCTAGCGTCCTCGTTCGAGTAGTTTCCGCTCCTCAGCTTGCCGGGTTGCGGGATGTCGGATCCGTTGAGCAGGATTCGGGATAGAATCGACCACGCCCCGCCGCCTCCGGTGCTGTCCAGTGAACACACGTATTGAACCCAGTATCGTGCGGTGAGCTTCGCCGTGATCCGGGTCGGTTGTCCCGGCGCCCACTCGATTACGTGCGGGTTGTCCTCAGCCGTCTGTTGGTCGAACGGGATCGAGGTCCACGACGAAAAGTTAGCCGCGGCCCACGTCGCCTGACGGCGCGCCGCGCACACCGTATCGATGTCGCTGATTCTCAGCCACCCCGGCGCGTCGTCCCCCATGTTCATCACGCCAAGCTGCGCCGTTTTGCCGACCGGCAGATGAAGCTCCACCAGCCCGTCGAAGAAGTTTTCTGAACCGGCGACCTCGACCTGACACAAGTTCCCACCCCCGAGGTGGTGGACCCAGGCTCGGTGAATCTTGCTATCGGCCGGCGCCGTGTCCGCCGCGGGGAGCGTCACGGTCACGTCGCCCGCCGTCGAGTCGACGATGATCACCGGGCCGTTCGACATCAGCTGAGCGTAGGTCGGCGCGTAGTCGTCGGTCACTTGGTACGGGTCGAGCTTGTAGATGTCGGCCGAACCGTCCTCGGCGGTGCAACTCAAGAACGCGCGGTCGTCGACGATCGCGGTGATGACGCTCGCGTCAGCCACCACTCGAGCGAGCCGGATGTGCTCTCCCGCAGGGTAGCCGGTCGTATTGGCTTGCAGCTCGTTAGCGTCGTCGACGTAAACGTAGTTGACCTCGGACGGCGTCACGGCCTGACCGGCGGCGCCAACGAATTCCTTATAGACACCGCCGAGGTTGTAGCCGAACCCGCCGACGTCGACCGTTAGCAACCCCGCCATTGTGACGCGACCGGTGGAAATCGCAACGGCAAGATCGATGTTCCCCTCTACACGTGTTGGCATTTTATCCTCGCTTCACTGCCTTGATCCTGCACTTAAGATAGTCGATCCCGCTGCCCAGATCATCGGCGACCCGTAACCGCAATTCCTCCGACGTCCCACCGGCGAGCACGACCGCCCCGTTCACGTACTGCGAAGCGAGCACCTGATCCTTGCTAAGTGCCCAGAACCCATAGCCACCGGGCGAGGAGAAGTGCATGAAATCCTCATTCTGGTGTAGTCCGCCGAGGAACACCTCACTTGACCCGTCGTAGAAATACACGTTCAACCCGTTGGTCAGGGCGGACAACCCCGCGAATTTCTCTGCCCCCGACGTGATTGAGTTGGCGACCATCACCACAGAAATTTCGTTGATCACGATGTCGTCCGCGGGGTCAGCTGCCAGCACGAAATCGACCGGTGAGGAGCTTCCGTCCACCCTCAGATCAGCCGTGTCCGGCACGGACCCGGACTGACGCAAGAACTCTCTAACGAGCCCGCTCGCATCGCCGGGGGCAACCGGAAAATTAACCAAGTCTCCGGCCGCGGTGTAGATCGTAGTTTTCGCCGCCCCCGTATCGTCGAGGACGGTCAGGTGGGCCAGATCGCCGGACGTCTGTTTTACCGCGATCTTGGCGTCAGCTTGAAGGCGGTAGAGCGTGTCGTCCTGCACCACCCCGACCGCGTGGCCGTCGGCATCGTACAGAATAGCAGCCGGTGACAGTGTCATGCGATCGCCCTCGTTCTGCTCGTTTCGAAAATCCCGGTGTAAGAAATCGTATCCGTCACCGTCGCAAGCACCGTCGAGCCGTCGGTGTCGTAGACCTTCCACTCGTCAGTCGTGACGAGGATCCCGGTCCACGTCAGCGAACGCTCCACTATCTTTTTCGCCTTGGTCGCGTCCTCGTACCAGATGATCGCTGTCGGGAAGATCCCGCCCGACGTTTCACGGAACGCGCCGGTAGTGAACCCCTCGGCCGGGCCGTCGTCGATGAAGTGAATCAGCTGGCGCAGCACCTTGTGCGCGTTCTCGGTCAGGCCGCCAGCGCCGGCTAGCAGGTTGGCGAGCGTGTACGGTGCGCCGACGATCGGATCCTCGAACACCATGTTCCCGCTGGCGTCGCGCTCGATGTAGACCTGCTCGTCGTCCGAGCCGCCCTCTTGGAGCGTGACGCCGCGGGTGTCGAGGTAGTCCTCGGTAGGGTCAGCCTCGGACGGGAACGGGTCGAGCTGCGTCCCGCCGGTGGCGGGATCCTCGAGCTTCAGCGGTCGAACGCGATCCCGTGCCAAGTCTAACCCCTTTCAGCTGCTAGGCAGCCCGTCGACCGAAGTCCATGATCTGCACGTCGAGCTTGGTCGCAGCGGGAGCGTATCCCATGCGGACCACGCGCCCCGGTCGCGGGATCGAGCCGGCGACGACCAGCTGCCCCGATCCTCCGAGGTAGTACGCGGTCTGCACCGTCAACCCAGAGAGCCCGTCGCAGATTCCGTGCTTGACCACCTCGGCGTCGGACCCGGCGCCGGCCCCAACACGCGCCACACCGATCGCCTGAGCGGTGAGGTCCGCACCGTTGTCGGCGTGCTCGATCTCCTCGGCGGTGGACGACCAGCACACCGCGCGGCCGGTGGTGACAGCCGTGTTGCACGTGTGCGTGTCCTCGACCTTCGGAGCTTCGGTCGCCGCGGACCCGGCGTGCGTGTGCAGCGCGTCGGCGTTGGACCCGTCGGTCAGGTCGTCGAGATTCGCCGCGGTGACGGTGGCGCCGACGGCGACGTCGTTCACCTTGAACAGCGACGGCAGGCCGACCACCTTTAGGCCGTCGGCGTCGACGTCGAGGGTGTCCGGGCTGTCGTCGATCTCCACCTCGATGCCGGTCGCCCCGATCACGATTCCGTTCGCGCCACCGGCGAGAGCTTGGAGCGTCTTGTTCGGCGACGTCCCGACCAATTCGAGGCCGGGGTTCGAGGACGACAACTCGACCTCGATGGAGTCGGCGTTGACCTTGATCCCGTCGCCGTTGCCGACGTCGATCGTGTTGCCGTCCTTGGTGAGTCCGGCCCCGGCGTTGATCTGTCCGGCGCCGGTGAACTGGATCCACGTGCCGGTAGGGACGGTGCCGTCGAAAACGTAACCGTTATTCTCGTAGTAGCCCCCGTCACCGTTCACGATGAAGGCCGATCCGTCGGTGGCCTCGGACGTGTCCGAGCCGGTGTTGCTCGCCCCGTCGAAGTCGACGATCTTGCCGTCGTCGGATCCGTCGGTGTACGGAGAGATCAGAGCCGTGGAGGTGGACAGCGTTGCCCGCGTGCCGGACGGGACGAACCCGCCGGAGTTGGTCACGACGAGAACCCAGTTCGATCCGTCGTCCTGCACCAAGTCTCCGGCGGCGACGGCCACCGACCCGCGGGTCAGCGTGCCGGCGTCGGTCACGACGTAGGCGGCCCCCGCGCTCGCACCGAGCCCGTTCAGCGTCGCCACGGTGGCGTTGCCGATCAGGTTGTGCACGGTCACCGGCTCGCGCCACTGCAACCCGGTGGCGACCGAGTCGACGTAGTTCTGATTGACCGCGTCCTGCCCGTCGGACGGCACGTCCGGCACCTGCGTGATGCGGTTGCCGTTAACGTCGAGGTTGCCGGCCCCGATAGTCAGACCGAACAACGTGAAGGTGTCGCTGGTTAGATCCTGTTCCTCGGGATAGTGGTAGTTGTCGTCCATGTAGACTACACGTCGCTCGGTCATTCTGGGGCCTCCTGTGCTGTTAGTCGACGGGTTGGAAAACTAGCGTCCCGTCGTCCTCTAGTCGGTGGTCGGCTAGCTTGATCCCGAGACGGATTTCGATCGCCGCCACCGTTTCGTTATAGTTGTTCTGCGCTTCGGCGAGGCTTAGCTTGGTCGCCCGCTGCTTGGCGTCCAGCCCCGCTTTCTGCTCTTTGTAATCGCGGTTCAAAATCTCTTGTCGCAGGGTCAGATTCGTCAGCACCGTCGCCTGCATCCGGGCGCGGGCTTCGTGCAAGTTCAGCGCGTTAAGCTCGTCGCCGGTGAGGGCCAGAGTCTGCTCCGGCTCCGGCGTCGTCGCCGGCTTGCGGGCCGGTCGTTTTTTTGCTGGCTTCTTCTTCCCTGCCGTCTTTTTCTTTCCCGTGTCGCGTGCCATTAACCCCTCCGCTTCACTAGAATGTTTTCGCCGGTCAACAACAGCAGATCATCGGCGACCGGCTTGCCGATGTGCTGCACCAAAACCCAACCGCCCGGGGCCGGAGCCGGGGCGGTGTCCGTGATACCAGACGCGCCGACGAAGTAGCCCGGGCTCGCCCAATCCAACCCGGTGAACAAGTCGCACGGCCCCAGGATCTGCATCTCGCCGGTGGTCGGTGTGAGCTTCGAGAGAAGGATCCCGACGGCCGGCATCTTCGCCTCGTCGAACGGGTCCGCCTCTGTGACTCGCCACCGGTCGCCGATGCGATCGCCCCGGATGCACATGCAATCGCCGACCGCGTCCGAAATGAGGCAAGCGACGTCGACCACCCGTGGTGCAAACAGGTATTCTGCGCGGGCACCCGAGAGGGCGTTGCGTCGCTTCATGGTCGTTCATCTGCCCCGTGCACCGCGGCCTACGACGAAACGACCTGAGCCTCGGCCCGTTCGTGCCGGACGAACCCGTCAGCACGGACCCACGCCAGCCCTGCCGCCGCGGGGTCCAGCTGCACGAACAACCGATCCCCCATCTCGCAGTTGATGTCGATGCGCCGGTCCGAACCGATCGCGGTCATGTCGATTTGCACCATGTCCAGCGGGAGCCAGAAGTAGGTGAGCGCGCCGCCGAGAGGATCCTCCTCGACCGGGATCCTCAGCCACGGCGTCACGTCGCACAACCCGGCCTTCGTCGCGTCGTCGTTCGTGATCCAGAAAGTGACCTGAGCGTAGCGGCGACAATCGCCGCCTTGGTCCTCTGTTGTCGGTGGTACTGCGGGTGCCCCGCCGGTGGCGCGGAATGCGAGATCGGCGATCCGCCTGTCGTCGACGTCGGCCGAGTCGTTGAACCTCTGCCCCATGGTAACCTCCATCGGTCCGGGGGCCGTCGGTTCAGTGTTCGATCACGCCCCCGGCCCCGTCCTATTTCTTTTTGTCAGTAGCCTTGCGGCCGCCGCGCTTTTTCTTGGCGGCGGGCTTCTTCTTGCCCGCCTTCTTCTTGGCCGCCCTTCGCGGTTTCTTGCCCTGCTTCGACGGGGGCGGGTCCTCGGGTGCGGCGGGTTCCGTTGTCGGTTCCTCGTCGCTGCCAGTGCCGTCCTCCTCGCCGTCCTCCCCGCCGTCATCCTCACCGCCGCCGTCGGGGTCGACGAGGTCGGCCACCGACCCGGACGGGCCCGCCTCGGACGGCGGTGCCTTTGTCCGGGTGTCGCGTAGCTCAGACTCGACATCGTCGAGCCTTGCTTCGAGCCGGGCGATCACGTTCGCCTGCTGTTCGCGCGCCGCCTCCGACTCAGCGAGCCGGGTTTGTAGCGCCGCGTTCTCGGCCCCCAACTCCGCGAGGGCCTCGCCCCCCCGTGGTGCGGACGGCGGCCCCTCGACCGACATCCCCTTCGCGGGTTCCTTCACCGCAGCCTTGACCGCGGGCAAGCCCTTGTGCGCCCGCCGCTCCATGTCCGTTTGCAGGAACGCGGCGAACTCCTCCTCGGTCTTGAATTCGATTAGCTCGAACACCGGGAGGTGATGGTTGCGAGGTTGCGCCACCCGGAAGATCCCCGGGTCGTCGGGGTGCCGTTCGGTCAGCCGCTTCGCCTCGGCGGCCGTCACCCGGTACACCGGCGACGGCGTCGGAACGCGGCCCGGTGCAGCCTCGCCGGCCTCGAACAGCTGTCCGCTCGGCGAGACGTACCGTCGGCGTCTGTAACCGGCGGTCGGGTTGTGTGGAATCATTCGTACTGCATGGATCATCGGTCGTTCCTTTCTTCAGCCCCTCAGTGAAGAAGGGGCTTCACCGTCGCCCGGCATCTTGAGGGGCGGCGACGGATCAGCCCCAGGATCGCGCCCGGCGGTGCCCCTACTTGCTCACGACAAGCGCGTTGAATTCCAGCGAGCTGATGTCGCCCGGGCTCACCTCGGCCGGCGGCGTCGGGTTCAGGTCGATCACCTTCAACGCCTGATTGCCGGAGTCCCAGTCGAGCGCGTAGCGCCCGGTGGTGTCCATGCCGGAAATGTCGAGGATCGTCGGGTCGACGCCCAGCTGAGCCTCGAGCAACGGCGTGATCTCGGCCGCGGGCGTGCCGCCCGTCGGGTACGAGTCGTCGCCTTGGATCGACATCGCGTCCTGGCGGATCGGTGCCGCGGGGTCGTCGCCGCCGCGGGTGTTCACGGTGATGGTTCCGAGAGTCATTTGCTCACTCCTGTTCTTCCCGGTTGCCCCGGGTTCGTCGTGTCGTTCAGGCCGCGGGGGGCGGTGCCCCCCGTGGCGGTCCTACCGTTGGTCGATCGACTAGCTGACGAGCAGGTTGTCGATCGTGACCACGGCCTCTTCCTCCTCGTAGTTGCATCCGACCCGGTACGACCAGATGAGGGTGGTCTTGCGGGCGCGTGCCGACCGCTCGGACTCCATCGTGATCTTCCGCCAGTACGAAATGATGAAGTTCTTGGGGTCGAGCAGCAACGCATCGGAGTAGTTGCCCGGGGTCAGGGTGATCGGCCACTCGGTGATCACCTCGAACGCGATCGACAGCTGCTTGATCGGGTCGTTCCCCTGGAGGATCGCGTCACCGAGAGCACCCATGCGAGCGGCGAGGTCTTGCCGGTAGCGCACCTCGACGTTGTCGGCCATGAGCAGCCTGAGCATGGTCAGGTCCGACCGGAACTCCTCCGGCATCGCCAACCGCGAGGATGCGATGTGCGCGAGGGAGAGCTTGGTCCCCGAGGCGTCGACGTTGTTGGTCGTCGCCAGTGCGCGCATCCCGTCGAACCCGGCGAGGTCGTAGTCGGCCGAGCCGGTGTCGCCGAGGATCATGTTCTCCTGCGTGTCGCGGCCGATCCGCTTCGGCATTTCCTGCTCGACGAGGTTGAGCAGGTTGCCGCGCATCACGTTGTCCTCGAGGATCGAGTCGGTCAGCGGAAGCTCGGCCACGAACTCGGTCGTTTCGATCTCGACTTCGGACGTGATCGGAGCCGTGCGCTGCGCCTCAGAGAGGGCCACGCCGTCGGTCGCCCGGTGCGCCACGCGACCCGTGAAGCGGAGCTTCGGGATCACGTCCACGGTGGACTGCTGCGAGGTGGTCCGCGCCAGAGAGAGCAACGGGGTTGCGACCGTGGCCCGGGCGATGAACTCGTCGAACTTGTGCGGGGCCAACTCGCCGCCGTTGGTGCGGAGGTCACTCAGCTGCATCTCCGCTTTCGCCATGATTTCGTCGTTACCGAGGGGCATCTTCTCCTCCTTTTACGGATTGTAATCCAGCGGATAGGCAGCGTTGGCCGTTTGTCCGCCCGCACCGCTCGGGGTCATCCCGGTCGGCGTGTCGATCTGGGTATTCCTGCGAGCGGATTCCGCCCGCGCCTTCCGAAGCTCGGCCCGGAGTCTACGGGACTCTTCCTCGGCCGCAAGGTGTTTCTTCTCCAAGGCGTCCAGCGCCCCCTCTGGGGCGGGGTTCTGATCGCACGGGTCAGGTGTCGCGTCAGGTGCCGGACGTGGACAGGCTGGCGGCTCACGCTTGCTCAGCGTGGATAGAACCGCGTCGGCCCGGGCAGCAAGCTCGGCTAGCTCCGCTCGGACATGCAACCGGGCAAGCTCGTCGGCGATCTTCTTCGCGTCCGTGTCGGTGTCGGCGTCGGTGTCGGTATCGGTGCCGCCGTCCTTCACCTTGCCCCGGACCAGCGTCACGCCGTTGTCCAGCTTGAGATTCTTGAACGACCCGGCCTCGAAATGCTCGGGATCGTATTGACGGAAACGAAAGCTCGAATCGGTTTCTTCGTGCCCGTAGTCCCCGACGCCGTCGTGTCCTCCGACCCAGGCGCGAGCCTCTTCCAACGTGAAGGAATCCTTCGGCATTACCACGGACTGCGTCACCATCTCGCCGGCGGCGTCGGCGGGCGGTGCCCGGTCGACCTTCGGCTTGGTGATCGTGATGTCGCCCACCGCCTTCGCCAGCCGGTCCCTCAGATCACCGGGTAGCAGGGCGTCGACCGGGTCGGCCTCGCCGATGTCGATCCCCTTCGCAAGCGCGGCCCGGACGATCCGGTCGAGCACCTTCGTTTTGCTCGCGTCCTTCTCGTACAGGTCGGCGACGGTGCCCCGGCTCCCGAGGGCCGCGGTGATCGCGTCGGTGTCGGGTTCGTCGTCGGACTTGCCGATCGGGAATAGCAGGTTGACCGGGTCGGCGTAGAGTGCCTCGGCCGTCGGTCCGTCGTCCGGGTACGAGAGGTTGCCGCCGTCGGCCAGCTGCTCGATTCCGTATTGCCCCGCACGGGACGCCTGAGCCGCGAGCCTTTCGTCGTCGCCGGCGTCGGGACCCGGCACCCGCTTGCTCAGGTCGGCGGCCTTCAGCACCGGGAAGTGATTCTGTCCTCCCCAATTCGCCCCGTAGTCTACGAGGCTCAGCATCAATGGCCGGATGTTGACCAGCCGGGTCGGGGCGTCGTCGTCGGTTTTGCGGATCTCAGGATCCATCGGCCGCGCCTTCCTCGAGCGGGACCCGTTGCGCCAGCCCGCCCGGGCTCACCGCCTTGAACGCCCCCTCCTTCAACCCTTTCCAGTAGACCGAATCGGTGTCCCACCGGAGGGTTACCAGCCACGTACCGACCGCACACTCGTAAGCCTCCTCGCCCTCGCCCAGAGTGACCGGGCCGCGCGTCACGTCGGACGCCGCGACCTTGACCACGTTCCTTTCGAGCGGCTCGAAGTTGTGCATGAAATCGACCTGCCCGCCGTTCTCCAACCAGTAGTAGCAAGCATCCTCGACATCTTGCTTCGAGAACACGTCGCCCTGCGTGTCGGGGTTCAGGTCGGCACCGTCGGCGCCGTCGTTCGGCTCCATAACGATCATGGTCGATAGACCTTGATCGTCGTCGTCGCCGTCCTCGGACTTCATGATGAAGTGTCGAGGCTTGCGCTCGATCAGAGCCTTGTTGAACAGCCGTACCGATTCGGGTACGTCGGCGGGCTCGGGTGGGGTCGGGTCCTGTTGGAGTAGCAGTTCGGCGCCGTCGTCGATCGGGTCGAACGCGAGGCGGACGTCGGCGATCTCCCGGGCGATGGTCCCCGGCGACGGTGCGCCGACCGGGTCGCCGGCCCACGCCTCGAGCTGCTTGCTCAGAGGAGAGTCGGCGTCGGCCAGGAATACAACGGCGCGGGAGTCTGCGCCTATTCCCCGGAGCAGCTTCAACTACTCGGCGTCCCCGCCCTCGGCGGCCTCGGCTTCGAGTCGCTTTGCGAACTCGGCGTAATCGGTCGGGTGCTCGGCGTGCTTCTCGACCGCGTCGTCCGCGTCGTCGCCCGCGGCGGGCTCGCCCTCGCCGGTGTCGTCCGGCCCGGCGCCGTCGTCGTTGCCGGTGTCGTCGCCAGCGTCGTCGCCGGCGTCGGCGGCGTCGTCCCCCTCGCCCTCGCCCTCGTCACCGGTGTCGGCGTCGTCGGACTTGACGATCAGGGCGCCGGCTCTCTTCAGAGCCTCGGCGTCGGGCGCGTCGTCGCGCTTGCCCATGGCGGCGATCGCCAAGTCGACCGCGTTGCGGACGTCCCACATCGAGTCGAAGGTCTTGCGGACGTCGTCGGGATCGATCTCGGACCCGCCGTCGAGCATCCCCTTGAGAGAGAGCAGTCGGTCGGCGTAGGCGGCGAGAACCTCGGACGCCAGCTGAACCGCGAGCATCCCGTCCTCGGCCTTCGCCACGGCGGCCGCGAGGTCGTCGGCGGTCGGCGCGTCGTCGGCCGGGGCCGTGATCGCGTCGACCTTCTTGCCGAGGTCCTCGATCGCGGAGAGCAGGTTGGCGATCGTGTCGGCGGTGTCGGGTTCCTTCACCACCTCGACCGTGACCTCGTCGTCGAGCGACTCGACGCCGGCGGCCTTCGCGGTGGCGGCTTTCAGCAGGGCGGCGCGGTGCGCGTCCGGCTTCGCTTCGAGCGCGGCGGCCTCGGCCGCGGCGAACTTCATGAAGTCGCGCAGGGGCATGGTGCGCTCGACGGTGGCGGGGCGGTTGCCCGCGTCCTTCAGGAGTCCGTCCAGCTCGGCGCGTTCGTCGTCGTTGGCCTCGCCGTCCAGCACTCGCTTGCTTAGCTCCGTGATCCTCAAAGCCGTGTCCATGGAATTGCTCCTCGTTTGTGTTTCTTGTACCCCTGGCCGGCTACGTGCTCGGCCGGGACGTACTGCATTCCTGCAAGCTCGCAAGCGAGCGCCGATGGTAGGGAGTTGCGACACCGTTCGATCGTGTATTCAAGGTCCGCGTACATGACGCAGAACCACCGGACCAAGATTCTGATCCGGTGCAATACTTCGGTCCGCGGGTACGCATCGCGCCGTTCACCAAAAGACTCCTCCACCAAATCTCTGATCATCTCTGTAGCACGGCGACGCTGGTCGGTGTCAAGTCCCAGGTCCTCTAAAACGTCGTCGACCGGGCGGTCTTTGATTATGATATTCGGCATGTTCTCCTCCCTACTTTAGCCGGTCCGGCGGCCATTCCACAAGCCCAATCTCGAAGCCGAGCGTCGGCACCACATAGATCAGAGCGTTGAGATTTCCGTCGAACCCCCTCCACCCAGGAGTATCTCCCCGCGGTGTGTCGAACCGCACGCGCCGCAGATCATCACGTGCTGAGATTGCGTCGCGGATTTGCTTCGCCTCGGCCCGGTGTCCGTCGATCGCAATCACCCGGCCGCTCCCGCTGTACCGACCGCCGTTCCATAGCATCTTGGCGAGCGAGATTCCGTCGCGCTCGATGTAGATTGCTCCCATTAGAAGAACGCCCCCCGTAGCCACGACAAGAGGAACCCGATGTGAGTAGGGTTCGCTCCCCAGAGGTGCGCGAGCTTCGTTGCGAGGGCCGGCACCGTCGCCGCGTGTGCCGTGGCGGTGATGTCGGTCCGGGTCGGGTCGTCGTGGTACACCTTGCCAGCGGTCACGTCCCCCCACCGCCCCCGGATGATCGTGTAGTCGTCCGTCCGGCCCAGCTGGCCCGTGAGCTTGAACGCCTCGCGGACGGCGGCCGCGGCGTCGGCGTTGCTACCGATGCCGTCAAGGTGGTGCGTCATCAATCGGATCAGCATCCGTTCCTGAGCAGCCGAACCGCCGACCGGTAGGAAAATCGCAGCCGGGGTGTATTCCCCCGCGCCGGGGCGCACGGCGATCGTCGGGAAGTCTCGCTTGAGGGCCTCGGTCTGGAACCTGCTCGATAGCGACGTCATGGCCCGGCTATACCGACGCTGAGCTTCGCGCCGGCCCAGCTGCCCGGTCAGCCCTTTCTGGCGGGCGACCTTGATCGAGCGGGCGGTCGGCGCCTTCGGTGCCGCGTACCCTCGGACCACACCCTGAATCGTTTCGCCGAGGGCCTTGGGAGAGAGCACGCGCCCGCCGTTGGCCTCCTGCGCTTTGGCGATCGCCTCGTTCACCACCCGCACCTCGTACTTCGCCCGGTCGAGGACCTGTGTTTTCAGCGGGACGTTGCGAACGACCCCCATGTCTCGGAACGGTGGAGCCATGTCTGGATCCCAGCCGATCGCGGTCGGGTGCCCCGGGGTCGGTTCGCGGACGAAGTCGATCGGCCGGTTCAACTGCACCACACCGCGAGCCCTCGGCGTCGCCGGCTCCATGAGGGTCCGGTCGACCGCCGCTCGAGGTAGACCGGCGACCGGCTTGCCCGGCGCGGCCGGTGGTGGTTTCGGTGGCGTCGGTGGACGCATCGGCAACGCGATCGGCATGGTGCCCCGCGGAACCTGCATCAACCCGGACACCGGCACGGTGATCGATCTGCAAAGGTGGTGGTACGGTGGCGGCCCGACCGCGGCGACCTGCGGGAACTGCTTCGAGGAGAGCATCTGTCGGTGTTGCCCGGCGTCGTCCCTCGTCCCCATGCCGGATCGGGTGATCTCTGCCATCCGGGTACCGCGCGCAGTCTCGATGTACCGGCGGCCCCGCTCGTTCACCGTCCGCATAAAGGGATTGACCTTCTTAATGTCCTCGGGAGTTGCGACCATCGAGGCGTCCATCGATAGATCGTAAGCCTGATTCACGTTGATGATCTGTCCGTCCATGAACCGGCAGATTTCGGTGGTCCGCTCGTCGACGGGGTTCGAAACCTCCATGAACTCGAACCCGGCATCCCGGTAGCCGGACACGTGCGAGAAGTTCCGGGCGCGTTGCATCGCCACCGAGGCTGACACCACCGCGTAATTACCCGATCGGATCTGGTACATGCCGGGCAATTGTTCGCGCAGCTGGCGCGGCGCCCGACCTCGTCTCGTAGCCACCAGCCTTGTTGCTGGCCGATCTGTCCGATCGCCCGGCGGTCGGGTTGGCTGAACCCCGGTGCGATCCTCGGCGAGAAGGATTCGCGGACGAACTCCCGAGAGCGGCGACCGATCTCGCCAGCCCGAGCCTCGACCCGCCTGACCCACGGGGTCGCCAACCGCACGACCTTGGCCCGACGGAACACCCGATCGGCCGAGGCGAAGGCGCGGTCGATGTCGGCGCCCGTGGCCTGTCCCCAATTGATGTCGAGGTTTTGCAGGTACCGCCGGAGGAGAGGCTTGCTCCACCCTCGGTCGACCCGTTTCAATTGCCCGGCCAGCTGTGTCGAGATAATGTCCAGAAGCTGCTGTGGAGCTTGCGCTGCCTTCACCAGCTGCGTCTCGGCGGGTAGGGTCACCCGCTCGATCCAGCGCCACACGATCCGGTCACCGCGTCCGACCGCCTCGGCCTCGTACAGATCGGCGACGGCGCCGGGGTGCGCCGGCATCCGAGCGACCACTTCGAAGATCGCGTCCGGCCGGGCGGTGGCCCTCAACCTCTGAGGCTTGCCCCGGACTAGCACCGCGAACCCGGACGCCGCCCGCGGCCGCAACCGGGACACGCCCGCCTTCGCCAACGCCGCCTCGCGGTGAGTGCCGAGGTCGCGGACCGGCCAGAGGCTGGCCCACGTTGGGGCCGCCGTGGCGCGCTCCCTCTCGCACACCCCGCACATGGCTAACCCTTGTCGGTCGTCGGCGGCCGGTCGGGCAGCGTCTTGCGTAGGCCCTTCAGAGAGTCGAACGCCGGTAGATCACCGAGCGTCCCGAGGGTCCGGGGGGGGCGGGGCTTTGGTTTGCCGCGGCGCCGGCCGCGTTTCTCGTCGTCGCGCTTGCTCATTGTCGTGTGAATGTCCGCCGGGTCGGATTGCTCCCCGGGCAATGCAGCAACACCTCGAGCGTGTCGCCGGTTTCGTTCACCACCTCAACCTGACAGTCCGGGTACCGAGCCCGGACGTGATCTTCAAGCTGCGTTGTGCACGCCGCGCACCAACCGCCCGCGATCGATAGCACCCCCAACGCCAGAAACATGAACAGCAGGGCGGGGGCAAGTTCTTTCCAAAGGTTCCTCATTCGTCGTCGTCCTCGGGTATACCGACGGCCGGCGGCGGGCGCACCCCGCGATCGCGCAGGGCGGCCGGGATGTCAACCGGTGTCAGCCCGCCCCCATCGGCTCGCTCTGCCTTGCCGCGGGTGATTCGGAACCGCACACCGCACCGAGCTTTGCAGCCGCAGGCGACCGGCTCAGTGAACGAGGGAGACTCCGGTGGGCCGGTCAGCTTGCCGGTCACCAAGCTCGTCACCCCGCACACCGGACACCTCATCCTGTAGTGCTCGGTAGGTACCAACCCCGGCCCGTTTGGGCCGTTGGTCCGTCGGTGGTGTTGGAATATCTCTCCGCGTCGCGGTCGGCGCCGGCGATGGTCGCCGGGCACAAGCTCGAACGGCCCCTCATACCATGACATCTGTGCTAGTCCTCGTCTCGCTCGTCGCCGTTGATCGGTGCGTCGTGGGGCAGGGTCACGCCGTCGACCTGCTCGGGCTGGGACTCGACCGATTCGACGGCCACCACCTGCAACCCGCGTTGTTCGAGCAGGTCGCCGAGGATGTCCTCGATCCACGCGAGCTTCACCGTGGTTTCGTCCGGGTCCTGCGGCTCGCCATCGGCCGGCGCGGCGAACCCGGCC